CTCTATGTTCTTTAATATGAAGTGAATGTGGTTCGATTGCAATAGCCTGAACTGGTTCACCTGCTACCATTTTTTCATTTTCAGCTTTAATTAACAATAATTGATGATCGATTCCGTCAGTCATTGTTTCAAGTTTGCCAGTATTAATAACACTAATATAAGCTTCAGGAGTTTTAATCAAATTCATCTGAAGCATTTGTTCTGCCATTTGAACTCGGCCAGCAGTAGTTTTAGCTAAAGCATTACCGACATCAACCATAACTCGGTTAATACTAGAAAGATCATCTCCAGTAAATTCTTTCATATATGTTCTATTTGTTTTACCAACAATAGTAGCAATACGAGGAACAGAAGCAAAATCCTGAAGCATTTGAATTAATCCAGTTCCAACATCTTCAATAAGTTTTACATAAGACTGTTGAAGTCCAGAGATAAACTGTAAAGACATACTTTGAACGAGAGCTAAAGCATTACCTGACTGTAAAGATGATTCTGGGTTACCGCGAGAAACGGAATTGACACCAGAAACTGTTTCCATAGCTTTTTCGAGTACACCAATGAAATTGAAGATCTCTGGAGGAGTTGAAGTTAAATTAAGAGCTTCTGGTTTACCAATTTGAGCATTATACTCAATAAAGTTTAGTCCACCAGCGATTTGTGATGGATTAACATCTGTGCCGCGAGGAGATAGAATGTTTTGAACAGCAAATGTACTTTGGTTTGTCAAAATTGCACTATATAAACTATTAATAGCATCCTGAATAGGTAATAAATCAAATGTATCAGTATAACCATAAGGAGTACCCAAGATATCTCCTGGAGAAATTCTATAAATAGGAAGTTTTCTATATGGCATTGGGGCATCCATAAGAACAACATTAGATTCTACAAATAATAGATATCGACCATCTACCATTGATTCTGTTTTTTTGTGATAAAATTCATAAATTGCTATATCTTCAGTTTGATCGTAAAATGATCCTGTAAAGTTATATCGTTCTTTATCGCTTTTGGTTTCTTGTTTTAAAATTTCATCTTCGTATTCAGGATACTTAGCCGCTAAATCAAATTTATTTTTAAATGAGCGAACTAAAACCCAATCATGTTTTGAAGGATCTTCTTTTGTACTATCAAATACTACATCAAAAGGTGAAACTGTACTAAAAAGAATGTCACCTTCGTAGATCGGATAACCTTTAGATGATTCAATTGGATTACCTTCGTCATCAAGATCGTGTGTTTCCGTTTCTTCGCCTGTCTCAGGATTGGTTTCTGTTTTCATCTGGTATTCGGGTTCAATATAGTCGTGAATTTCACCAGAAGTGGCGTTCCACTCCATTTTAATATAACCAGAACCAAATACTATGGCATGTTCTACAGCGCGAGTTAGATAATCTTCTAGACGCTTCTCTCGCATATAATAATCAAGTAGACCATTTGCTAATTTTGTTTGAACTAGCGATTTATAGTCGGTGTTGGTAGCTCTAGCTTCCATTGCTGGCCGATTAGTAGTTACCATAGTGAGCATATGACGACAAATATTACGATAATGGTTCACAGCGAGGTTTGTTAGCTCACCTTGCTCACCACTAAATGTAATTCTATGTCCAGTACCGGAATCAGTGTAATAAGCACCATGATATGCCATCCAAGCATCACGAAGTTTATCTAAGTATCCATTAATATCTAAATTATGGAACCAAGCATTAGCCTTTTGAAGAACAATCTTAGCTGTATCCTCACCAGATTTAGCTGCAAAATATTTTTCTGTATTTTTTGACATTTATGAATCCTTTAATGCATATAGGTTCATTATTATTTGTTAACTTTTGATAGATTTGCGAACTTTAAACAAGTCAGCGACAATCTGATGGGTATTTTTCTGAGAAATACGACTAAAATGACTATTATCTGACTGTCGATCAAGATGACTGACGTTATAACCCTTTGGGTAAGGGTTTTTGCCATAGATTATATTACGAATTAAGTATATTAAAGCATCAAGAGCATCAAAATGGCCCCCATCGGCACTTCTAGCGAAGGCTTTGTAACTACTTGCATTTATTGACTTATCGCCTTTTCTGGCCCAAGTTGCATATTTCATGTGATATATCAAAGTTTTGCATCTAGGGTGTATTATTAGTTGATGATTCATGATTTTAATGCGAAGATCGTTAATTTGAGCTTCTTTATTGTCTTTTCGAGTAGGAAGAAAGGTCATCCCTTTGTCAGTTAAATCATTTAATAGTATAATATTGTTATTATCGGCAAATCTTAGATAAACAGGCTTTTCTTCCCAAAGTTCAGCTTCAACCTTTTTTATACCATTTTTAATTTTTTCAGAGTTTTGTTTTTCTTTTAAAACATATTCGTTTTCGATTACAACCGCATTTTTAATAAAATCATAATAGGCGAATAGTGCAACAGTAAAATCTTTCCCTCCGATATCCATAGATTCATAAGTATCATAGAACGGAGGTTTTTTGTATTGATCTGAAACTATAATTTTTTCGGTATCATCATCAAATTCAGGAAGAACGGTGTTTTCATAATTCCGAACTATTTCACAAAGATATTCTGCTCTAAATTTTGGATTCTTAACTCCACCAGGATATGTTGATATTACTTTTTGTTTAGCGGCTTCATCAATTAACGGATTATCGTATATAGTATATTGGAAAAGAATTCCTTTAGCTTTAGCTGGCTCAACAAATTCTTTAATAAACGGATGTTCGGGAGCATCGGGATCTGGAGTTGATGCAAGAATACCTCGACCATTGGTTGTTAATGTGGTTGGAGATAGAACGGAAAAAACCACACTATCTAAATCACTACAAAATCCTGCCTCATCAACAATCCACAAAACAGAAGTTCCTCCACGAATACTATCGTAGTTTTGATTATCAGTTCCTGCCATCTGAATTTCAGATCCATTAGGAAATAAATAAATTTTATCATTTTCTTTGTATTCAGGTCTTATTTCATCAGGACAATCGTCTAAAAGTTCACGCATTCTGGGCTTTAAAATAGTTTTAACCATTTTTTGCTTAGGACAGACATATTTAACTATTACATTAGGCTTACGAAGACAAGCTTCAATAGCTAATAAACATAATAAATATGATTTACCACTTTGTCGTGAAATTAATAGGGTATTAATGTACTCATCATTGGAATAATATGAGTCATATATCTTTTTTTGAAGTTCATGAAGTTTCCACTTCAAGACACCTTTATGCCATAGAATTTTTCTTGCTTGTTTTTGTTCTATGGTTACTTTTTGTTTGATCGGTTGATTCACTATTTCCTGCTATCCTCAAAAGATCTGATTCGGTTTGGCCTTCAGGTACTTTTGTATAATCGGGTTCAATTGGAGTAGATGGTTCCAATAGCTTTTTGTTTTTTATTAGCAAGTCTAAGGTACGAACTTCATCTAATACTAATTGTCGTCCTATAGATATCGCTTCAAGTAACGTTATTTGATCTTCGATAATTCTTTGTTCAGATGAAAGAGTTATTCTTTCCACATTTGATTTTTTTACAATGCCGCGACTATTATTTAATTCTTCAAGTAACTTTGTAACAGTTTCTTTAAGAGCTTTATTCTCTTTAACTAGCTCCAGTTTTTCAGCTTGAAGCATTAAAGAGTTATCCATTAAAAATATTTCTTATCTTGCATTTTCTCGGCAGATCTAGCGAAATTTAATTTTGAAAGAGCAGTTTTAACTTCAATTAAATCTTTCATTACAGCATCATCAAGTTTATAAGGTTGAAATCTTTTAAGATATTGAGTGTAACCATAAAGTCCACCAATACCTAAAAGAATTATACTGTCAGGGATAGTCGCGCTAAACAATAAAACCTTAGTCATAAAGCACGAAAAAGCAATTAAGGCAAAGTTAATCTGAAGAGACTTTAACTTCTCAATCATAATAGTATTTCCTTCTAGTTAAAAAATCGAATAGTTAGTTTAGCGTAACAGCTTTGTTGCTTTCGCTTTAATCCCATTAGGGCCATGCTTCTTGCTACATATACCATTCTAATCTTATTTGTTAATTCCATAATGTCTCATTTTGA